CCTCCGACTCCACCATTCATCAATATTGCATCAGCCATATCAACCTCCTTTCGCCATCAGCCATATATCTTGCATCGGCTTTTTTCTAAAGCATTTTATAAGTATTCCGCCGTCAGCTGTCTCAATCTTATCTATGCAGCCGTAGGCTTTCCATGAGGCTTTTATAACTCCCACATCTGTGATATTTGACGGCAAAAAGTGGCTTATTACAGGGGTATCCGTCGCCTTCATGCCCGATACGGGTATATATAGCGTGTACGGCGCTGTATTTGAAAAACCTGCAGCACTTACTTTTATTGTCCTTGTCTGCTTAAAAAAAGCGTGTACAAATTTAAGCCCTGCAATCAACGCACTTAGTATGCCTTTTATGCTTCTTTTTGCCTCAATCTGATTTAAGTCAGATATAGTCACCTGCTCCGCCCATGCAGCGGGTAGATTCACATCCGCTATCGCGCCGTCTGTACTACTTATCTTGCCGTCAGCTAATTCTTTCAGCTTTGAGTCGATTATGTCCATAGACGGATTTATCGCTTCTTCTATATTTGCAAAGTCAGAAAGTTGCGGCTTATTCAGTTGAAAAAATCTTGTTTTTTGCATTTTTTATTCCTCCTGCCATTTTTTATCGCCATAAAGGCCGCCCCACTTTTCTGTGGCAAGTTCCGACCACCTCATAGCCTTAAAGCGTTCCCATCTGTTAAATAGTGCATACACATTCACAATCATGTTCGCAGGCGCTCTCTTTCTTATCAGGTCGGCCACTACGTCAATCATGGGTATTGATACAAGTTTTACACCGCAATCAATCAGGTGCTTTGAGTTATCCACTTTTAACTTATAGTTATCCGCACCGCACACAACCTTTAATACTTCATCAAGCTTATTGATTGTGTACGGTAAATCGGACACATGATAACCCCTTATGCGGTTGACTCTATCCTCTAAGCTGTCAGCCGGATTTACTACTATATGTAGCAGCTCTTCCCACTGTGCGCACTCACTCTCGTCCATTGTGGCTAAAATCCTGTTAAGTTCTTCTCTTTGCAAAGATGCCCACGCAAGTCTTAAATACTTATCATAAGTCTTTGCAATCTTTTTAAACTCCTCTATTTCCGCTATGTGAAGCGGTAGATATTGAAGCGTATCAACTTCTATCATGTCAATGCCACCTCTCCAAGCTTTGGAATTTCGTCGCTCTGCAAAGTTAGATTGCTACCGTTTTTATTCAAAGAAGTATTATTCACATCAAGTACGCCCTGTACATCTAATATGGCCGACTCAAGCCTTGATATATATACGATTGCTTCAGTATGCTCATCGCCTTCCTTCCAAGCTTCTGCGATGCCCTTAAGATACTCTTTTATTTTTTCTTTTATTTTTTCAGATAAGTTACTGCTTGAGTATCCTGCTGCGTATGTGATTTGAGTGCTTACGCTTATAACCACTTCCTTTACTGACTCAATAGTCAGATTATGTCCAATCGGCGCCCATCCGTATCCGCTGCCTTTTGCGGGTATAGCTGCCACCCTTATTTGATTGATAAGATAGTCACTGACTGCAGTATAATCTGAAGATATCAGTACAGCTTTTACTGTTCCCGCTCCCTGCCAAGTCGGGTATATCTTTGAACCGCCTATGCCTTGAATGCTTGCGAACTTCTCTTTATACGCTGCGATATTGCCTGCAAAGCTTTGAGATGTAAAGCTTTCAAGGTATCTTTTATACAAAGACTCTTTGCTTTCATCATCATCGCCTGCGACAAGCAGCTCTGTCACCTTTGCACTTTCTAAGCCTTCAGTAAAATCAATCGGAATAAGGTCACCTCTTAAGTTGTTCGGACCTGCTCCCGTCTCTTCAACTATCATCTTATATTGATGTAAGCTGTCATTTATAACTTCTACAGTCCTGTAGTTGTATCCTTTTAGGCTATATCTGCTGCCGATTGGTACAGCTACATTGAACTCCGCTTTTACATATGCATTAGTGGCCTCTTTTCTGAGTATGCCCCTATCAAGCGCAATCATTTCTAAGTGCTCAAGGTCTGCTGTGCCGGCATGGCTTTGCTCTATGATGTAGTCAATTTGTATGTACACTTTTTCCATCTCATAGGCTAAGGCGGATAAAGCGTTATGTATAAGACTACCTTCTACCTTTATGACTTCATCGCCTATGTCGTTTTTGGTATCCGCTAAGATACTTTTATAAGTCTTATCTTCGTACACTCTCATCCACCTCCAAACTTCCAAATTTTGTCACTACTCTGAATTTTATATTCAAAGTATCGTAATTTCTGACGACCTCAAAATCTTCTATGCCCTCGATATATTCATTCATAAGAAGTGCGTCCGTTACTTCGCTTTCACAATCAGTATTTATATACTCATCACTAAGCACATGGCCAATATATTGTTCGAAAGATGTGCCATAATCGCTTGAGTATATAGCGTGCCTGAATCTCTCAGTATGCATACATAGCCATATCCATACTTTTATAGCTTCAAGGCCTTCCACTATCTTGCCTGTAAGCTGTCCTGTTGTGAAGTCAATACCGTATTCACGCGGTACTTCTATGACCTTGTTTTCTTCGCTTTCCGCTATATCTATATTGCTAAGCTCTTCTAAAAAAGAAGGTAAGATACTCATAGTCTCACCATCTTTCCAAGCACTATATAAAGACTCGATGTGTAGTCAGTCGGGTCGCTTCCTTTTACTTTCATCACCGCCACTTTATCGCCTACTTTAAGCGGGCTTATGTATGTGCTTTTGTCTATTAAAGAACCACCTTCGGGGCATTGACCTGCCACAGCGCTTGCAAGCTTCACAGTTAATGACTCATCAAAAAGAAGGTCTTCAGATGTAAGTACAAGGTCGCCGATTTTACAAGAGTTTTCGCTTATCATCTCTGCAAGCTGTATGCCTGCCGAAGGGTCACCCTCATCTCTTTCTAAAAAAGCATCAGTCCAACTCATATCAGCCACCTCCATTCCTTGCTCTTGACTCTGCTACAGCTTTTCTTATAGCCGCAATCTTCTCTTGTCTCTTCTTTTCGCCTCTCTTCATGCCCTTGCCCTTCTTTTTGCTCTTTTCTTTTGTAGCTTTCTTTTCTTTTTGCTGTGTACCGCTCTTAGTCTGGGACTTTAATGCCTTCTTCTCCTGCTTCTTTTCTTCTCTCTTTTCTTTCTTGAGTTCTTCTTTTCTCTTCTCTTCAGCCTCATCCTTCGCGCTCTTAGTATCCATCAAGCTGTCAAATTTCAGTTCTAATTCCATCTTGTATGTACCGTTTTCAAATGTATGGGTATCTGAAGATATCCAGTACTTACCCGATAAGCCTGTGGCTGTATCTTTTACTTCTACAAAGTAGCAAGACAAGCAATTTATATCGCCTATCGCCGATATTTTTATAGACTGAGACGGCGTTATCTTTAAAAGATTATTTGCGCCTGTCGTCGGATCCACGCCATCCTCTTTTGAGTATATCTCTTGAAAGACTCCGAACTTTTTCAAGCTTTCATCGTCTTTTACTTCTCCTATTTGCTTACCCTTATCATCAAATATCAAAATTTTATTTTTGATTTCATCCATACTCTCCGATATACTGCTCGCAAAAATATTTGAATTTTCAGAAAGCGTAAAGCCTTTTACGGCCCATTCAGTCTTATATACTCCTAAGCCTCTTTTGTATATCATCGCAAAGTACTTATCGCCTGTGATGTGATGTGCTTTTGTATATGCAGCCATTACAATGTCGTACATCTTCATCTTGTCGCATATCATACTTGAGATATTGACACCTGTAGGATGCAAATGCCTTATCGGTACTTGTATATCTGCACATACTTGAGCCACTATCGCCTCGGCTGTGAGATTTTTGAAGTTATATTGACCTGTGCTTTCAAGCAGATGTTTCATCATGTCGTAAGCCGTAAAAGTTATAGTGCCTGTTTGGCTTGACTTTTCTATGCCGAAAATCTGGCCAAAAAAGATTTCACCTTCTTTGCTGTCCTCAAGTGATATATAGTCGCCTGTAGAGATAGACGGCAAATTTACAGTATTATCATAAGGTGCATTTATATAATCAAAATCTACACTTCTTGCCGCCTCACTTGCCGAACCTTTCCACACTATCCTAGATACTGCGTTCGTGATGCTATATATGACTCCCGTATCTTTTATAAGATTTATCTTCATAGACTACCTCACGGAACTACTAAGACTGTGCCGTCTCTTATCAGATTTGGATTGCTACCGATAATGCCTTTATTTTGCTCATATAAGGCGTGCCAATCTGAAGAACCTGTAAGCTTCCTTGCTATAGAACTAAGGCAATCACCTTTTTTTACTGTATAGGTCTTCGGCTTTTCCCTTGTATCTTCTCTTTTTGTAGCATCCTTTGACGCTGCATCACTACCTGCAGTCTGTGAAGCATCTCCGCCCGTGGCACCCGATTCGGCCACCACACTTGACTGACTTATCGCTATCTTTCTATGCTCTTTTAAAGTTATAGAAAAATTTACATCTCCCGTGCCGTCATCTTCTCCCCATTCGAAAGAAGTTATCCTACAAGGGAAGTTTACAGGCGTTCCGGTGATTATTATTTTCGTCGGACCGCCTGCCATTATTCTTTCTATCTGCTTGACATACTGCATAGGATTTTTAATTCTTCTAAATTCACAGTATCCGGAGTTATACCGCTTTGGGAAAAAAGAAGAGAAGGAGACTGTTCTCAGTCCCCTCATACCGCCAAGGTCTACTTCTCCCAAGGCGTTGATATTTACAGTCTCAACGCCCCTGCTTCCTTGGATTTTGTATTCCGAAGGAAGCACGGGAAAGCGTATCGGGCTACTACCTTTAAGCCATATTTGCACTAAAGCTCATACCTCCTCTATTACTCTTAGACGCTATAACTCTTCTTGCTACAGCATCGCCTATCTTTTCTATGTCTGCCTCTTCCCTTACAATGATTTGGTCGGCCAATTTTGGCATTTGGAAAACTGTACCGCCTGAACCTTTAGCCATTCGCACGCTTTCATCATGTGGATATATCCTTGAGCCGTGTGGAAGGTCGATAATCTCTCCACCTTTTTCGCTTACCTGCACCAATCCACCCATCCAGTTAAGGTCACCTGTGGCCTTTGCAGGTACACTTGCAGCAGACGACTTTCCGCCACCCGTTATAAAGCTTGCAAGACCTTTCGCGCCGTCAATTACACCGCCAATCGTACTTTTTAAAGTATTGAGAGGTGCCAAAATCATCTTCACTATTCCTGCAAAGAAGTCCTTTATACCTTGCCAAGCCATCTTCCAGTCACCTGTAAATACGCCCTTGATAAAGGTTATAAGGCCTTTGAATGTTTGCATAACGCCTTTTACATAGTCGATAATTCCGTTTATCAGTCCCGCAAATGCCGATATTGCGATACCTGCCGCTGCTGCTATGCCGTGGCCAAGCACGTCCATCACTACCGCACCGACCTTCTGAATGACCGGAATAAGCGGCATTATCTTCGCCTTTATGGCTTCAAAATTTGCCTTCAGCTTCTGCATAGTCGGAGACGTGGTATTTAATGCAGCCTTAAAGGTATTAAAATGCGTAATTATTGCAACCACTACTATAGCAATACCCGCTATCGCCGCTATCACAATGCCTGCAGGTGATGCTATTGCGGCTATTGCAGTTCTTAAGATACTTCCACCTGCAGAAAGTCCGCGAAATCCCCTTGTAGCGATGCTTGCAAATCTTCCCAACTTTGCGAAAGCACCGCCGACCTTACCGATTGTGCTCACTGTTTTACCGAACAATAGAATAGCAGGTCCGACGGCCGCTGCCATCATTGCCCACTTGACAATCTGTTTTTGTTGCTCAGGGCTCATCTTGTTAAACTTGTCAAGTAGCTCTGTAATCTTCTCAATAAAGGGTACGACCGCACCCGATAAGGCTTCGCCTGCACTGTACTTAAATACATCAAAATTCGCCTTAAGTTGCTCCATAGCACCACCCGGACCGCTCATCAAAGCATCTGCCATAGCTTGTGATGCTCCCGTCGCTCCTTCAATGCTGTCTTTGTAGCCTTGAAGCGCTTCGATGCCCGGACCATTAATTAGTGTCAACCATTTTCCTGCCTGATTTATTCCAAAGATTGACTGTGCAGCATTTATCTTCTCTAAGTCCGTTAAACCCTCAAAACCTTTTTGAAGTTCTCCGATAACCTCTGGCATCGACTTCATTTTTTCATTAGCATCATATATATTTATTCCAAGGTCTTTCATTACACCAGTAGCCTCCGCTTCATGCTTTGAAAGTCTTTGCAGTCCGCTAACGATTGCCGTTGCTCCTACTGATGCGGTTACACCTGCATCGCCATACACTCCCGTTATTGTCGCCAAGTCCGAAAAACTCCATCCTATAGTTTTAGCCATAGAACCTGCAATGCTCATAGTCTCGAACAATCCTTCAACATCCGTATTCGCTTGCGCCTGTGCCTTTGCCATCATATCAGTATAGTGACTTGCTTCACTTGCATCTGCTCCAAATGCCTTTAAAGTGTTGCCAAGGCCACCTGTAACCATGGACAAGTCAGATGCTGTACCTGCTGCAAGGCTCATAGCAGGACTTATCATATCCGCCGCTTGCGACGCATCGAAGCCTTGCCTTGCAAAGTTTAAAGACGCATCTGCTGCATCTTGCATGCCAAAAGTCGAATTTGTTGCAGCGGTTTTTATCGCGCTTTCAAGCACTTTTGCCTCATCAGCAGTGCTGCCCATAGTTTCACTTACAAGTCTCAAAGTCTTATTCACTTCGCCAAAGCTTTTGAACCCTGCCGCACCAACCGCCGCAAGTGGGAGGGTTACTCCAGTCGTAAGTTTAGCGCCTAAATTGCTTATGCTCTGCCCTGCTTTTTCGACTCCCTTCCACGCTCTTGATGCGGCCGCTGTGCCACTTGTGAGCGTGCCAATCGTGCTGTTAAAACTGCTTGTAAAATTGTCTAAGAACCGAAATTCGACATCTACTTGTCTAGCCATCGTGCTCGCTCCTTTCCTTTGCTTCTTCTACCTCTTTTCTGATAAAGTGCCGTATAAGCACCTTGTCTGAAAAAGGCGCATCAAAAAAGACTGACGGGCTCCAGTCGTGATTTACAAATAAGTAATACATCGCCTGAAAATCCGCATCAGTCTCTATTAGTTTTTTATGTCGTCGTATTCTGTGCCGTCATCAGCATCATTCTTGCCAAATCCCGATAAAGCTCCGATTTTTTCCGAAATCTTCACAAGTTCACCACCCGGAAAGAGAATTTTTGCAAGGTCTTTTGGGGTTACTGCGTTGTAGTACTCCATGAGCTCCTTGTCTTTCAAGTCGGGTTCAACACACCCTGCTACCGCCACCATAGCATGAGTGTCGTACACTCGGCTCATGTCCACACTGCCAGACTTGTTCGTCGCACTTGACATTATCTCCGTGTATCGGCTACCCGATAGCGCTTTTACTGTGATTTCTACATCTTCGCCTGCCACTTTTGACAAGTGACAAGCCTTTACCTTTGCGGTAGGCACTTCTGCAAGTTTATCTCTATCAAGCTTCATAAGCTTTTCCATTAAAGAATTATTCATTTTTCTTCTCCTTTACGCGTTTATATTGTCTAAGTAATCCCAGTCTTCAAATGTAAAACTGTAAGACTCCTCAGTATTTTTCTGAACTTCCCAATCCATTAAAATAGCTTTATCAAACTTGCAATGATAAAAGACTACTCTTTCGGCTCCTAATGCATCCGGATCTGATAGCTTTGTAATAATTTTAAAGTCGGGAGTCTGTCCTCTCTTTACCTTGTCAGATATCCTTTTTGAAATATTGCTTCTGACATGGTGAAGTTTTATGCTTCCCTTGCCTTCAAGCTTAGTCATCTTCTTACCTGCATTCAGGCTTCTGACCATCGAAACATCTGTATAAGATACACTTACTTCGCCCTTGCAAGATACGACTTCACCGATGTACTCGTCATCAAGCCATACTTCGCCCCACGTTCCGTTTATCACTTGATTTGTCACAAACTTCTGCATACGCTACCTCCTTACACTGTAATCTTCAAAGTGACATCTTCGATTGCATCTACTAAAGAAACCGTTGCCTTTAAAAAGACCTGTGAACCCGTGTTCGCTCTCTTTATTTCCATGTCGTTACAATCGTCAATATCCTTTTCGCTGCCGTCTTCAAGTATAACCTTCTTGCCCTGTGCTTTTAGCCACTGCTTTTGTCCTTCAATATCAATTTGACACTGACCGACATCAAGCAATCCGTCATTTACAAGCCCCATAAAATAAGCATTTATGGCCGTAATAAGAAGGCACTTATTATCATAAGAATTCGAGAATTTGCCGATATAGTTATCCTCTATAGTCTTTCTGATATCGTCTTCCATCATGTCCATAGTCTCAACAAGCTTTATCTTCTTAAAACTGTCGCCCTTATCTGCAGATGTGGTAGTAAGTGAAGTCACAGCACGATTAAGCTTGACTTTCTCCCCGTCCCACAATGCTATAAGCTTGCCTGCTCCGACTGCCTCGTCCTGCTCGGCCTTTGTAAGCCTGCTTACATCTACAAAGTCCTGCAAGGGTGCATATGTGCCCGATACAGTAAGGCCTGTGCCTGCTAAAAGTCCCGCGATTCTTGCGCATCCCTGTTCGGGTGTTAATGCCTGCTCCTTTGTTCTGTACAATGTAGACGACCAATTTATAATTCCTTCGTTGTCTGCTGCTACCTCAGGCAATACGACCTTTACAAGGTTATGTTCGGTTCTTTGCTTCTTTGCCCATGTTACAATATCCTGAACCTTATTGTCGGTTTTCGCGGTCGGTATGGCCATGTATGTGAATCGCTCATTCTCAAAGTACTGCATCATGTCCTTGTATGACTTTGTCATATCCTCAGCGGTAGGCATAACATAAACGATAATGTACTTAGGCGCGTGGCTGTATCCGATTAGCGCATCCTTGACAAATTGTTCATTTTCAGTGTTTAAAACGCCCGTAGGGATATCGCTAATGCTCATAACCTTGAAAGTCTGCTGCCTTGTACCCTTCAATACAAGGGCGACAATTCCACGCTCGCCCCTTGTAACCGCGCTTGCACCCTGTTCGGTGAAGGCTATGGTTATGCTTGGTGATGTGAGTTTACTCATTTTTTATCTTCCTTTCTTTTCTATAGTCAAAGATATATCCGTGATAAGGTCGCCGTCGTGATACTCTGTGCTTTCATACCACTCAAGACTAAAAGAAATCTGCGGTATATTGCCGTGGTCTTCTATATATTCATGTGAGTAGTCGCTTACTAAAAGCTTCCTGTCACCTACATCCAAAGTCATCCCTAAGACTTCAAATATATGTTCTATTACATTCAGCGCTTCCACCTGTTTTATAGTCTTCTGCACAAATGTAATTTTTACAGAACATGACTTTTTCAATATGTTTTTACTCTCACGACTAATGCCAAGCGGCACAACCTCAACAAAAAAATACGGCGGCACTGCATTATCTACAGTGTCAGTCCCGTATCTTTTTATATCCGGATATTCTCTTTTTAAAATTAAATTTACTTCTTTGATAATGTCGGCATAAGTAACCATCAAAACCCCCTATCTGCTAGAAGCCTATTCGCGGCTTCCTGCATCTTATCGGGGTATTTAGTTTCGTACTCCGCTCTTGTTTTTTCTGCATAGTGCTTACCCTCAACAAATCCGCCTGTGTCCACACCGTGTATAAATTTCCTGTGGCCATTTTCAACAAGGTGGAAATGTGGTGCTTTATTTGTGACCTCAATGCTTGAAATGATACCCAAGGATGTGTACTCTTTCTTTGTTTTCCACTTCTTAAGGCTGTTTTTACCGTCCTTATAAGTAGACGGCATCTTCCCATTGCAGTCTTTTGTCCACTCTCTTGCCGTCTTTTCTACAGCCTTATTGAGTTCGTCAGGCGCTTTGCTTATCAGGCCTTGCATATCAGACATAAGTCCTTCAAGTCCTATAAAATGTACACTTTCAGCCATCCGCACTCCTTTCCGTGTGGTCCACGTTTTCAGTACACATAAGCTCCAGATAGTAAGAAGCCTCCAAGGGATTTACAATATAATTTATAAGAAATTGCCTGCCCTGATACTCAATTACATCTTTTTCAGTTACATCTGTGTTTCTGATTGTAATTTTGTATACAAGCTTGCTTGTCGTCTTATAATGTTCTAATTGTTCATTGCCCCTTAGTGGCCTTATTTCCGCCCACACTTTTTTATACAAGCTTAGAGTGCTTATGATATTTGCAAGTTCATCTTCGGCCTCTTTATATCTTAATATGTTTACTCTTTTATTAAGCCTTCCGGGGTTTATACCTTTCATGTATCCCCCTTCAGCGCTTTTTTAAGCTGTAGCTGTAAGATAATACTTCCAAACGTGTACTCTATCCTTTTTCGCTGCTGTATATCAGATTGCATAAGCTCTCTATTGTCGTACAGGTTTTGCACTATCGCGCAAAAAAGAAGATTTGCCGTCTTATCCTCTTCGTCGTATTCGCCTACAGCGGACACGATATATTCTTTCGCCGTCTCCATCATCAAAGATATGAGTCCGTCATCGTCGTCGCCGTCTACTCTTAAGTAGTCTTTGACCGTTTCAATCGTCATAGGCTAATACCTCCTAAAAAAGCCCCTGCGGATGCAAGGGCTAAAATTATGGTGTTACTGTAATAGTTCCGTTCACGAAAGCATCGGAATCCTTGACTTTACAGTCAAATCTTTCGATACCTCTAAAGAGTGTTAGATCCTGTTCAAATGCGTTCAGCGTTCCGACTGCTGCCACGTTTGAAGTCATGATGTTGAGTTTTGCCCTATCAAAAATCTTTACAGCTTCCTTCAAGTCGCCAATTACAAACGGAATCTTATTGGTCTTTGTGGCCAAAATTGCATTTGGTACAACCCTGATAGGTATCTTTCTTGCTCCTACCGCAAGCACCATCTGCATAGGATTTTGCACGTCAGGACTAAGCAAGTATCTTCCCTGCTTATCCACTAAGGTATCAAGGTAATTAAGGCCGTCATCGTTGGTCACGATTACAACGCTTCCCGCGTATGCAGCGCCCAAGGTTACATTGATAGCCTTCTTAATTCCGTCAAGGTTCTTCAGATCTGTTTCAGTCTTTGTCGCGATTGCTGTAAGGATTTGAGCGTTCTTTGTCGCAATGTCCTCCTCTGCAAGCCACTTCGTAAGTACAGCAGTAATATTGGCATCGGAGTCAGCCAATAATTCAGATGTAACAGGCATATAGCCGGCATACTTCTTAACGGCATATTCCAAAATTTCAAACTGCGGTGTATTATTGCCCTGAATCTTTCCCGCTTCCGCTACAGCCTTAAAGCCTTCAGCCTGTGCCTTCTTCTGAAATGTTCTTCTACCGCTGCCTGTCTTTACTGTCTCAACATCAACGAGGCTTTCAAGTGAAAAAATAGCCTTTTTATATTGATTGATTTTTGTTTGAATGTCGTCAGGCACGGTATAACCGCCGTCGGCCTTGGTGCCTTCAGTCATGGTATTTGTATAAAATCCATGTCTTGCTGCCTCAGCAAAGTCGTGTACTGCATCAGCTACATTGCCTGCAGGCTTCTTATCATCAAGCCTTGCTGTGCCGTTCTGCTCTTCTTCCACCATGTCCTTAAGTATGTTGTACTGCTCCTGAAGGTTTATAAGCTCTTCCTTTGCGGCCTTTGCATCTGTAATCTTCCCCTGCTCCGCAAGGTTCTTTACTTCCTGCTTCTTTGCGTTTATTGCATCAAGTAATTCCTGTAAATTCATTTTTGCTCCTTTCACGCCCCGAATTTATCGAGGTCTTTTAACAAATTGTTTTTTTCTTCTTCAATACCAGCTTTTTCAGCTGTATACTGCTGTATCATTTCGTCGGTAATCTTCAGATTGCCCATGTTGTTAGTAAGCACTGAATTTCCCGACTGACTTATAGCGTCTATAAATCCCATTTCTACAGCCTTATCGGCTGTTATCCATGTTTCCGCATCCATCATCTGAATGATTTCTTCTTTTGATTTGCCTGTCTTTTCAACATAAGCACTTGCCAAAGCTTCATCCCACGCTTTTAATGTCTCAGCCTGCTTTGATAGTTGTGCGTGATTGCCGCTTGTATAGCTTACCGACACATCATGTATCATAAGCATGCCGACGGGTGATATTGTGCTTTTGCCTGCCATCGCTATAACCGATGCAGCGGACGCCGCTAAGCCTTCCACTTCGATATCTACATCATTACGACCTCTAAGTGTACTATATATCTCCTGTCCTGCAAGCACATCGCCACCGCCCGAATTTATCTTAACCTGCAATCTGTCGCCTTTAGGCATCTCTTCGATTGCCGATAAAACATCGCCCGGCGTTGTGCAATCATAGCCGAAATAATCATAAATATCCTTCATGCTATTACTGACTATGTCGCCTTTTATCTTAAGTATCATTTTTACCCTCCTTTCTGATATTGTATGCAGCGCCAACATCTGTAAGCGGTACATAGTTCCCATTTACTATAAGCACATCACCGCCCTCCATGGAAGGAAGGTCTAAAAGGTGCCTACCTTCGTTCGGGGTGTATATCCCGTTTTGTACCGCGGATGTTATGCTCTGCATTTGTGTTTCCATATTTGCCCTAAGAAGGACTTTTTCATTGAACTTGTATACAAATCCTTTTCTTCTCTGTTCATCAGTCAAGCACTTGTAATTGATTTCTTGCTCATACTGATTGAGCCTATACATCATCGTATCTATCAAAAAGCTAAGCTGCTGCGACTCTGAATTTGAGTAGCTTGACTTCTCATAGTCATTTATTTGATTTGGCTTTACTCCGAAAGCTGCTGCAATCTGTAGCGCGCTGTACTTCTTAAGCTCCATATATTGCGCATCCGCAAGCGTGTAAGTAAGCGGCTCTAATTTCATGCCTATTGGCAACGCTACCACCTTGCCCGCGTTTTCTGCTCCTGTGAGAAGTTCGTTATATTTCTTCTGTAATTGCGTCCTCAATTTTTCGTCAAGGTCGCCTGTGTACTGCAGTACGCTTGACGCAGTCAGTCCGCTTTTATACAGCTTTTCAAGATATCTTTGTGAGTATCCTGCTCCCTGTATAGTGCTTTTCAGTATTTCTCTTACCGAAAGCCCCATTACTCCATCCCACGAAAGCCAATTTTTTATATGCAGTACATCTTCTTGCCTGAAGACCGCTGTTTCACCGTTTTGCGGATTGCTATATTGATAATAGAGTCTTCCGCGGTCGCCAAATACGCCCGCATCATCCATGTATACAGTCACGCAATCGGACTTCATAATCCAATAAGCCTTCGTCTGTATCTTTCCTGCTCTTAAGCCGTTACCGTAATCTCTTTGGATCCACGCGTAAGCATTGCCATAGTGTTGACAATTTGCCTCCATAGTCGACCAAAAAGTTGACGGCGTCATAACGCTATTAGGCCTGTATAGAAGCACTTCCACGGCATCGGCCCTCACTCTTCCACCTGTCGCATCTTCTTTATATAGCTTTAGCGGCATCTTGCCCATGGTTTCAGACAAGACCTTCAGGCAAGTGAAGTATGTCGTCTCCGCAAGTGCCTTCGGGGTAGTGATATCATCATCTATTCCCAGCCACTGTCGGAGCCGTTCGCTTGCCGTGTCCGCCGTCTCAGGTATAAAAAAGTTTTTCAAGCTGTTAAAAAATCCCATTTTAGCCCGTCATTCCTTTCAAAAAATTCTCTACATAGTCGTTGTAGCTTTCCGACTCAAAATCGTGGTATAAAGCCAACTTAAATGCCCCCAAGGTGGCATCCACAGGGTCGATGCGCTTAGTGGTTGCATCCTTATCAATCTTTATAAGGCCGTTGTTTGTCCTTACAACCGCATTTGACATTGCATAATTAAAAAGCGGATTATGTAAGTAAATAACATTACCCGAATAGACTTGCTCTCTGAAGCCTTGAGTACTTTCATTCAAACTCTTATGACTTTGATACACTTCTTCGACTGTGTAGCCTTCATCTGATAAGTCCATCATGAGTTTTGACGCATTTGCGGGGTCGAAACATAAGCACTGAATATCAAGTTGATACTTCGCGCACTCATCAATCACATACTGCATTACAGTCGCTTGGTCGACTATCGGCGTATTTGTCAGTGTCAAGTATCCCAAACGCTCCCAAGCGTCGTACGGTACCTTATCTTTTACGATGTGTTCTCGCAATTTATCCACTGTAGGTATAAAGCTGTGCGTCCAAACAGCATAATTGACTATCTTCTTGCCACTACCGTCCAATTTATCGGTCTGAAAAGGTACTATAAAAGCGACCGATGTAAGGTCGATTTTTGACGACATATCAAAACCGACGTACACTGGTCGCCCTCTTAAGTCGATAGGAAACTCCTTAACTTCGCAAGCTTTCCACTTTTTCATATCCATATAGCCGTTATTTGCGGCCGATACCCAAATATTAAGTACTTTCGTCATGAAAGCTATCATTTTTTCGGGTATCTGCTTCGCTATTTCGTAGTCTTCAGCTATCTTCTTTATGCCTTCATTGTAAAACGCTCTTATCGGGTTTGCTTTTTGCCATGTTTCTAATGCTCCGGGGTCGTCTCCCTTGTCAGCTTCACAAATATCAATAAAATATTCATCATTTTTTACGTCTACATCAGGATCTAAGACCTTTGAGCAATAATCGTACTCTTGCGTGTAGCAAGGATATGTTAAATCCTTGCCCGCTGTAGTGATTATTGTGAGCATCGGCTCCTTGGTGTTTGAGCCAAGCCCAAGGTCGTAAAAATCCGTTGTCGGGTGTTGATGATATTCATCGAGGATGAGACACGCAGGATTGGTACCATCGCCCGTTTTTCCATCCTCCTTTGATAACGGCTTTATAAAAGAGCCTGTTTTAATGTGTACAATCTCGTCACGCTTGAAGTTGAATTTTGACCGCAATATCGAACCTTTCGTCATCAGATCGCACTCACTGAACACGATTTTCGACTGGTCGCGTTTTGTTCCGGCTGTATATACCTCATAGGTCTCATGGTTTTTGGTAGCCTGTATAGCTATTTCAAAAAGCGCTTCACCTGCTTCCATCTGAGATTTCAATTTGTTATCGTATAGGCTTTTTATCCTATACTTCTTACTGTCACCAGTAAGTTCAGCATATATTTTCATCTTCAACATTACTTGCTAAGATGTCGGACACTCGTGGGAACCTTATATTCTTGCTCCTGCAAGGTTCAGTTCCTATGCGTTACAATACCTTGAGCTTTTTAAAACTCAAGGTTATCTCGGTGTTGTCTATCATAAATAGTAAATCCTTGCTCCTTCAATCCTCTTTAGATTTTCAAGATTTGAGTGGCAATTTTTAGAAATTTTATAGGGTTTATTTGATTTTATAACGGTTATTAGCGTGCTTTCGCTTATTTTTAGAGCTTCGCTGCAATATTTCAAACATCCAAACTGCTCTGTCATTCCGTTCGCATACTCTACTACTGTTTTTCTTGCGCTAGGATGCTTATCCGGTTTGATAGCTCTAAGCCTTTCCTTGAACTCTTCTGAATGATGTTTTCCAAGCATCCCTCTAGGATGTCCGTTCTTCCAGTTGTTTCCACACTTTCCTTCAGCGTTTAGTCGCTTCATCAATTCACTTTGCTTCAGCTTCTTTTCTTCGCCGTGGTGCTTCCCTTTCATCCCTCGCGGATGTTCTTTGTATATGAGTCCGCCGTTGCCACCTTCCGCAATATTGTATCCCTTGCTTTTGTTCCTAGAGTCATGCAACTGTATATAAAGCTTCTCTTTTTCTGAAGCCTCTTCATCAGTTAATCCTTTTTCAAGAATTATATGTTCAAAGCAACTCCATCCGTATTTTTTGATAGCGCTCCAAAAAGGTCTGTTGTTTTCCTCTCCTTTTCCAGGCTTGTACTCAATCCCATTAGAACGCCATCTTCTTTTTATGTTATTTGTTTTCCCTATATAAATTTTCCCGTTTTGTTTGCACCTATGCATATATACTACATAGTCCATATTAAACCTCTATATGATAGATTTTCACCGATTTTGCCCGATAATAATTCATAGTATTTCTGCTATGAACGCCAAATTCTAGCATTTTTACGCCCTACTTCAGTAAAACTCTTCTTGAACCTTTTTCTTCCCGTCTCTCTGTGTATCCAGCCATACAACTGACACGCTCTGAACTTTTGCCACGCCGTCAACGCTATAGGCTTGCCTGCTAAGGCACCTTTTGAATGCCTCAATAAAGAAAACCACGTGACAATTCTATTTGCGTTGTCCTCACTCCAAATATAAGGAAAGTCGGCTGTTCCTATTTTGTCCAAGTCGCCAAGAAAGCGTTGGCACGCCCACTTGTGCTTCTGCCCCGACGGTATTTCATCCGCTAAGCAGCTTCTTGCGTACTGCTTGATATCCTCCAAGTGGCTCATATCTATATGTCTCCGAACATCTGCATCAAGTTTTCTTCTTGTTCTTTTGCCTTTTCCGCTGCAATCTTAAGTCTTGAGCTTGCAGACATTCCTAAAGCATTGCCCGCCGTGTCCATATCCTTTTTTGCTTGCTCCAAAATTGCATACATGGGATTAGGCTTCTTGCCCGAACTGGTCTCGACGACGGGTTCAAAATCTTTCTTTTTAATCTCTTTTGATGCTCTCATATACATAGAGTAAGCGTTTGAATAGACAATCATGCTGTTACGGTCCAGATTGCCTATAATTTCTATGCTCTTCAAATTTTTTCTTATACGCTCGTACTCTTTTTTAGCTGTAGCATCAATAAAGACCGAAGGGGGAACTTTTTCAAGCTCGTCGCCATCGGTCTTTATCAACGATTCTTCATATTCTCTTCTTGCTCTGACATCTTTCTTTATATTGCCTGTCTGCATTGATATAATTTTTCGCGGTCTTGCCATTTCTCCCTCCTTTCAGGCTTTTTTATGCACAATTTGTCCACTTTTGGACGGTTTTTAGAAATTTACGT